GAAAGCAGCGGTGGCTCCAGCGGCCAAGCCCGACGAAAGCACGGTGTAATTTTTGGCATATCCCAATCGAACCTGATAAGCCGGTACCCCTTTATCGGTATCGGCTGTCGCGGTGCGTTCGATGTCAATGATCTCTTGTCGGGTAAAGGTTGCAGCGGCGGCTCCGGAAGGCGCTGTCAGCTGCGCCATTCGTAATTGACCCAGCCGGTCAAAGCTGTACCACGCGCCCACAGAATTAGTCAGGCTATCCAATGCCGACTTAATCGTCTCCCCTTCGCTCAGATAAATTCCGACGACGGCGCTTCCAGTAGCGGTATCCAGCGCCGTCACATCAGCCGCCACAATATCGCCGACCGTAATGCCCCCCGGTCCCGTTGCGATGGTTTTGATGATTTGTGCGACCGTTCGATCGGCTGCCGAAGCGCCTTGCGTCACACTGGCCGTGATGGGGCCAACGGGTGAAGAACCTAACCGGAAATACCCGCCGGCCAACCAGACCCGATAGGTGCCAGCGGCAGGGGCGTTCGTTTCCATATCCGCCTGCGAGCTGTAGACGGCCCCCGCCGTCAAGGCAACACCCTGGTCATAGACCTGATCCAGTGAGGCAATCGCCCCATCATTGACCTGGTAGATCAGCCGCGCCGTATTCACCATGGGCGGACTGATATTGAAAACCTGACCATAGACTTTAGGCTTGGGCTTGCCTTTGAGATCATTGGCCGTCCCTTCAAGGCCTGCCGGGAGGGCATTTGTTCCGGCATACAAAGTGGTCTGAATGGTTCGATCAAATTCAGCCACCCGATCTCGAATCCGAATCGTCAAGTTTTGCCAGGTGAATTCAGGCTGCTCCATGGTCCCCTTGATCACGGTGGTGAAGCTTGAGCGCGCAGCGTCAACATCCCCGAGAAGGATCCTGAAGTTTCGACCATCAAATCCGTAGTCGGCCAAAACATCGAGGGTACCCAGATTGACTAGCTCAATCAGGCCATAGCCCGTCGTCGAGGCACCACCTGTCGCGCCCTGAGAGAAAACATCCCGTCGCATCAAGCCCGGTTGCTTCAGTTTCGGTTCATAAAAGGTGCTGGCTGGCGTATCGCTGGCTTTGGACGTAAAGCCATGCGTCGAAAAATAAAGAGTTCGAACGCCGGGAAGCGCTGCATCATAAGCTTCGATCTCAGCGAGATAGGTCAACATCAGGCGGCAGCCCCCTGAAGCTTGGAGGCGGATTCAATAATTGCCATCCGCTCATTCAAGGTTTGAAGTTCTGCAATCAAGGCAGTTCCTACCGCCTGATCAACGCGGATTCCCGCAGAAATGCCAGCTTGAATGCCATCCAGCTTGGAAGCCGTATCGCCGCCCGCAAGAATGCTTTGAGTTTGTGATGCGGTATAGACCTGACCCGGACGCGTGAAGTTGACCAATTCCGGGCCTTGTTCGCCTACCAGCGTTAATCCAGGGGAAGCCAATCCTCCTTTGGCAAAGCCGGGAATAAATCCTTTGGAAAGGAGGCTTCTGTATTCGTCACTGCTTTTGAAAATATCAGCAATCTGATTTGCCGTTGCTGAACCTGTCGTTAGCTGCGATGCCCATTCATTCAATACGGCATCGCTTTCTGGCAGTCGACCCAGCAGCTGCCGATAGTAAAAATCAATAATGTCTCGCGCTTCATTGAGGGGGTATTTGCGCTTAACGCTGCTGGCAACAATGTTATATCCTGCGGCACCGCCAGGAATAGAAGGCACCAGTGACGGGGTCGATGGCTGAGATGAAGGGCCGCCACCGGGTGAAAGAAAACCGCTGCCACCACTATTGGTGAATGCTGCGCCAGGCGTAGTCGGAGCAATAGGCACAGGCGCAGGCGTCGGCTTGGGTGCCGGTGGAGGGGCTACAGTGGGGGTTTTAGCCAGGGTTGCCACAGCGTTCGCATAAGTCGCCATAGTCGAACTCAGCGTACCGATGGCTGTCTGGACGCCTAGAGTGGTCGCATTCAGCGTCACTAAAGCTGAATAGGTATTGGCTGCGACAGTTAACTGATTTTCAGCAATGGAAGCCTGGGTTTCTGCATACTTGGTTGAAGCTTCAAGAGCGGAAGTCACCGAAGCGAGGTCAGATTGGAATTGCGTGCTGGAGGCGTTGTATTCCCGTGACGCATCCAAGAAATCCTTGCCGGCTTTCGTAACTTCAGCCAGGGCCGATTCATTACCCGAAACAGCCAGGGCGCTGATGCGATTGAACTCGGCTTGAGCGGTTTTGTAGCGCTCTTCAGGACTGAGATAGGATGACTTACCACCCTTCAGCTCCTCAAGATAGGCTCGAATCGTTTTGGAATAACTCAGGAACCGTTCCTGAACTTTCTGCAGATCCTGATAGGCTTTCTGCATGGCAGAAAACGCTGAATCCACATTTTTCTGCAGGCTCGAAATCAGGTCATCCTGGATCTTCTGTGCGGCCTCTGCGGATTTTTGTGCTGCCTCTGCCTGAGCATCGGAAAGCTGCTTTGATGCATCAGTGAGCTCAGAGAACTTGCCGCTCAATGCAATAAACTGAGCGAATAGCTTTTTGCCTTCGTCCGTGGTGCGATCAATGCCCATGGCGATGGCATAAAAATCTTCCTTCGATTGAGGCAGCGTGAAACCAAGCTTTGCAAAGGCATCGGTCAGAATGGAGGCTTGCGAAGCCACTTTCTGGTTATCACTGAGGAAGTTGTCATAAAAATCCTGCAGCGATTGACTGAAAGCATCCAGTCCGCCCCCGGCATTGATCATGGTTCGGTCGAGGGTATCGGTGCCGAAACCGCCAGCCCGCATCAAGTGGGTGATATCGAGGATCTTTTTATAGGCATCAATCAAATCCTCTGAGCTTCCGGTCAGCTGACTGACGTATTTTCGGGTGCCCTCACTCAGATCGCCCTGCGCCATAAGGGTCTGACGCACAATTTCAGCGGCAACGTCGCCTTGCTTTTTTGAAATCTCAGAAAAGTCGATGGCTTTCATACCGAGGAGTTCCAGCTCTCCAGTAGCTCGGTTGATGCCTTCACCGACCCGATTGATGGTCTGGAAATAGCCTTCCCCGTTCTGCTGAAAGTCTTTAAACTCCGGCAGCAATCGTTCTGCCATCTTGTCCGACATGGCTGAAAAAGCCGCTTCAATGGTTTTGGCCGCTTCTTCTGAGCTTTTCCCGGCCAGATTGACCTTGCCCAGACCGACCTTGAGGCCTTCCATCCGTTTTTCAATTTCAGCGGCAGGAATGCCGATGGACTCTGAGGTTTTAACGATGGAGGTATAAATGGTCTCCACGATCTTGCCAAATGCTTTGGCAATGTCATTGCCGTATTTGGCAATCAGGGTCTGCCCTGAATGAAATTCACCCAGCAATCCGGTTTTGCTGTCGATGCGGGCGGCCAGAGATCCCGTCAAAAGTCCGCTGCTCAAGACCTTTGAGAGTGATTGGGCATTGACCAGGAATCCGGCTTCCTTGACGTCTTTGCTGGAAAACATGCCGCTGGAGCTGAATTTGCTGATGATGTCCCCGATCACAGGTAGCACTTTTTGAGCGACCAGGTCAGAAGCGGCCCCTAAAGCGCTTTCAATGTTCCGCAAGGCATCCAGCATGTCAGCTGAATAACTCAGGCCATTGGTCGAATTTTGAGCCAGGAGCTCAAGCGACTTTTGAATGGATTCTGATTTTTTAGTGGGGTCGCCTTTAACGGTCCCCATTCCTGTGGTATCGACCGGTGCCGCGGCGCTACTGGAGCCACTGCCCCCTGAGATGGCAATGCCAAGCCCAGCCATCAAAGCAATCCAGGCGGCGACACGAGCAAAAGCTGTATAGGGATCACCCGAGGTGCCCTGATGCGCAGCACCAACCGCCGCTTCGGAAGTGGCTTTAGCCTGATTCTCAACGATGGTTTTAGTCGTTTCCGCTGAAGACAGGACCCCCATCTGGGTCAGCATCTGGGTGAAAGCGGTGAACATGCCGCCCATGTCGCCCAGCTGCTTGGCAAAGGACATGGCTGATTGCGCCATTTCAAAAGCGCGGAAGACTTTGACAGCGCCGCCTAGGGCTTCATAGCCCTTGGTCCCTTTCTTGAAGAAACCTTGCGCCGCTTGGGTAATGTCGCCATAGGCCTTGATCTGGGTGCGCGCATTTTTTTGCATCGCCTCCTGCTCGATCTCCAGCTTTCGTGCGGGATCCTTCTTGATGTCCTCGGCAGCCTGAATGCTGATCGTAGCTTGCTGCTTGGCATATTCCGCCAGGGCAACGGTCATGCCACCGATGGCCGTCCCGACATCGCCAAATGCATCGGAAAGGCCGGAGGCCATTTCCTTGGCGTATTCCAGGTTGGAAGACATGACTTCCAGAGTCCGCAGCGCCTGTTCCCGGACATTGGTTTCACCGTCGACGCGAACATCGTTGTATTGCTTGGTCGCCTCAGCCAGTTTGGCCATGGATTCCAGCTGAATTTGAGCCTTTTCTTCCGGCAGCGCTTGTTGCTGGCTGATCAGCGACTGAAGTTCCGTTTGAAGCTTGATCCGTTCGGACTGCTTCAGGTTGTATTTATCCGCAGCATCGATTTCCATATTGACGCCGTTGATCCGTGCCATCAGAGCGGCTTCATCCTTAGCCAGCTGCTCTTCCTTCAGCCGCGTTTCCTGAGCAATCAAGGCTTCCTGCTTTTGCCGGAGTTCATCTGCAATCCGGAGCTTTTGATCCTGACTTTCAGTCGCCTTCATTTCAAGGCGCGCCGTCTCTTCGGCTTGCTTGCGCTCATTGTCGAATCGCATGGCGCTGGTCTTGGCCTGCGCGTCATATAACCGGGCCGCATCTTCGGCGGCTTTCACATTGGCATCGATTGTCGCCTTAAATGCCGCTTCAGCATCGCTTGCGCCTTTTTTGGCCGCTTTGGTGGTTTTGGCATAGTGAGTGGCTACGGTGGTCGCGGCCTTTTCACTTTTGGCGGCCAGCTCATCAATCGGAATTTGACCCTGCCCTAACTTCATCAGCCGCTGAACTTCAGGATTCGGGGTACCTGCGCTTTGCTGACCAATCATTTCCATGAGGTTGGTTTTGACGCTGGCAATGGCATCGGATAACGCCAACCAGCCGCCGACTTCCACCTTGGCAATGTAAGCCATGACCTTGGCGGCAGGATCCACCATAGCGCTGAAATTATTGGCAACCACTTCAATGGTCGACGCCAGGTCTTTGGAGACGCCATTAGCCTGGTCGGCTTCCCCAATATAGGAAGTGGCCGCGTTTTCCAGCATCTGCCAGGCCTGTCCGACCGTGGTTTGCATGCTGGAGGCTTCCTGACTCAGCGCGCCGGATTGAGACTCCAGGGCCCTGATGACCTGTTCTGAAGTCAATTTGCCTTCAGTTGCCATTTCCCGAAGCGCCCCGATCGGCACTCGAAGCCCATCGGCAATGGCGCGGGCCAGTCGCGGGCCGTTTTCCATGACGGCATTGAATTCTTCACCGCGGAGGACGCCGGAGGCCAGGGCCTGACTCAGCTGGGTGGTGACGCTGGCAGCTTCAGCGGTTGAAGCCCCGGAAACCTTGAGCGCTTTGCCGACGCTATCGACCACCTTGAGAACTTGCGCCTGACTGGCTCCCATATCGCGCATGCCGACCGCAATCCGGCTATAGAGGCTGACCGTTTCATTGAGCGCGGTCTTATTGTTTTGAGCAATTGCAAAAAGGGATTTTTGCGCATTGGCATATTCATCAGCGGAAGCCGTCGCCAGCTTCAGCTTGGAATTCATGTTGGTATAGGCATCTGTCGTCTCAATCAATTGTTTGACCGAGAAGGCCGCACCCATAGCGGCAAAGGCGCTTTTGGCCACACTGGCCATAGAGCTCAAATTGGATTCAATCGATTGGGCTGATTTTCCGACTTCGCCCAAGCTCTGCCGGATTCGATTGAATTCCATGTCGGCGGTCTTGCCGTCCGCCGTAATTCTGATGCCAAGCTGCAGATCGCCCATGGTGTGCTGTCCTTAATCCTTGGGAAGTTTGGTTTCAGCCCATTGCTCCAAAAGGAGAATGGTGCGGCTGCCCATGTGGCCAGCAATTCCGACCAGGGCGGCAGAAACAAGAGGATCGATTTCGCCGGCCTCACAGAGCCAGAAGGTGAGGACGCCAGCAAAACCCGCCGTGACGATTTCACCTACCAATTCCAGAATGTTGAAAGCGCGGGCTTTGCCCTCTCGAATCTTCCGCATGAAAGATACGACGCCACCGACCATGGAAAGGCCCAAAACCCAGGAATAGGTCAAAATGTCGTAACTGGTTGGGTCTTTCGATGGATCCATTGCGTTGTCCTCTTTTCGGGTTGCCATAGTGGGCCTACTTGGGCAGCTGCCAATGCGGTCCATCCTTGAAACTGGTCCAATCGCCCCCCCACTCGATCTGAATCCCCAATTCTTGAGCCGCTGTCTTCATGGCTTCTGAAAGGGGGTAGTAATCCTCCCAATTCCAGGATGGCTTCCCATCCTTCAAGGGCGCCAAATCCACGGCATGGCCGGTAATGTGGCGTGAGTTCAGGGTCCGGGTGGCCCCCTTATCAAAAAGGTATTTCTGTCGTTCCCGAGTCCTCAAGCCTTCAATCACAGTGAAATCGATTGGGGTGATTTCTAAAGCCCGATGGACTACCCGAACCAGGTCAGGGTGAAGCCCTTGTAATCGCTGCTGTGATTTTTCGGAAAGACGAAATCCCATGGTTATTTCCTCGGCTTGTTGAGAAGCGGCAAAGCAGCTCGCTCCATGTCGACAATCCCATTGAAAATTGTGCGGCGCTCTTTTTGGTATCCCATGAGTCGGACCGTCACTTCGAGTTCGCTATAGCGAAGGCCATGCCAGATCATTTGCCCGTCCATGGTGATTTCCTTTCGCCATTGCGTCTGAAGTGCCAGAAAACAAAGGACTGTGGTCCAGTTTTCGGGCCAAACCTCAAAGTGATCGTCATCAGGGAAAGCAATGGATTCCATTTCGCTTTCATCGATGCCGAAGGCGCGAAAAGCGCCTTCAAGGTCATCGGATTCCTTCGGTTCAGCTTTTTTGGGATCTGCCCAATAACGCGCCGCTTCAATCAGTTTTTTCTTTTGCCCTCGCCCGAATTTGCCTCGTTGTAGGCGGCCTTGATGGCTGCATACATGCCTGGAGTAAACCGGATCAGACGTACCAGGTTGTCCCGGTTAAATTCCATCGGGCCTTCATCATCTGAAACGTCTTTCCAGCCGCAAAGGATCTCCAGAAGGTCATCGGCCATCTGCTCAGATGACAGGCTGTTTTTGCCCTGGCGAATCAGTTCGGCTGTGAACTTGCTGTTGACCAGGGCCAGGTCGCCATCATGTTCGGCCATGAGATTGGCCCAAATCTGTGCGCCATCAGCCATTTGCCGATCGCGAACCTGGTCAATATCAAGGCGCTTGAATTTGAAAATGATGGTGATCCTGGTGGACTGTCCGTTCTCCTGAATCGCATGCACGCTGGCCGGGTAGAAGAAACTGTCTGATACGCTAAGCTTGAATCCCATGGGTTATCCCTCATCTGTCTGTTATCGAATAAGTCCCTGCCTGTATCGCTCGGCGGCAGGGTGCCGAAGACAGCCCATGGGGGTGGGCGCGATTCGTTTATCTGTCCGTTTGTGGTGAGGCTTACTTGAACGTGAGCTTCAATTCATCGTTGCCGCTGGATCCAGGAATCAATGCCAGGTTGGTATTGATCATGGCGATGCTATCGCTGTCGGCATAAGCCGGCTGCTGAATCTGGACATTCGGGGCATCGATCTGGCAGATATAGCCTGCAGCGGTTCCATGAACGACCTGAAGGGCGCCGAGCGTGGTTGCCTTGGCAATTTCAAACCAGTTCTTGGTGGCAATCAGGCCCGCTTCAAAGCTGATCGAACCGGTCGGCTTCCGATCCGTGATCAATGCAGCAGAGGCGCCGCCAGGAAGATCCCGGAAAACCATGTTGTTGGCCACGTCCAGAGACAGGCTTTCCATTACCAGCGCTGCACTGTGAAGGGTTACTGTCGGGGTATTGGTGGAGTTAGGGCCAATCGGGGTCTTAAATCCGCTGTAGGTCGGGCTGATCAGGGCCGCATCGGTCGGGGTGTTGTAACGACCCCAGAACGAGAAAGAGAGGCTCGGAATCTGGCCGCGCTGCACGGACAGGGAAACCGTACCGCGCGCACCGGTCAGTTGGTGCATGACGCCATCGAGATAAAAATCGATGGTGACGGAATCAAAGCTGGCCGAAACCGGGAGATACTCCACTTTGCTTCCAGCGGTGACTGTTTCCGCAAAACCACAGGCTTTCAGGGCGTCCTTAAACGCGGGTGCCGTGCCGGCCGTTCCCGACGACTGGAATTCCACTTCAAACTTGAGTTCGGCATGCGAATTCAGCTGAATGGTTTCTGAATTTCCGAAATAAGGACGGATCAGATCGCGAGCGGCAGAGTCACCGGCAATCGGAGTCAGGGTGGCATTTTTAACCAGGAACGCTTCCGCTCCGGTCGGGGTTGAGTCAGTGCCGTAGGTCGTTTCCTTTTTGACGGCAATGACGGTCTTTCTCATAAAAAGAGTCATGACGGAATCTCCTGGTCTTCATCAGTCGTTGAAGCCGATGAGGCCGTCTCAAGCACTGAGGCTGCAGAGGCAGGCTCAGCCCGAGGGGCTTCAGCGGTTGGGGGTTCGATCAGCGAAAGCTCGCCGGTCACAGGGTCTTTGGCATAACTTCCACCAATGCCCGGACTGATCGGGTCAATCGCTTTGGGGGCTGGGCTTTTAGCCATACGTCACCTCTAAGGGGTCAACAAATAGCGGGAGGCATAGCGATCCTCCCAGATCAGGTCAGAATTGATGTATTCCTCACTCTGGCCACCGACATAGTTCACGGTGTCAAAGCAGTTAGGCGGTTGCCATCCCTGCAGGGCAGCGTTCACGGCACTGCGTACGGTTGCGAGTGAATCCAGTTTTTGCTCGGAAGTGCCATTGGCCCTGACCACAATCAAAACGGCCATGGTGACGACCACAGACTGTCTTGCATTGAGGGTGGCATAGCCTTCTCCGGCCATATCCGAAACGGGATAAACGTAGGCTGCTGGAAGGGTTTTCCAGCCGCCTGCATCTCGCGTGAATTGCGCCAGGTCAAAAACGCGACCGCCCAGGGCGGCACAATGGTTTTTGAGATGGTCAACCCAATCCCGATGATCGATCATGGTCGAAGCTCCATGGCGGTCATCCCGCCATCGTCAGGCCACAGCTGGGAAACCCAATAGGAAATCCCATCAATCGTGGTGGTGTTTTGCACTTCAATACCGCAAGCGGCAATGGCTGAAGTTTTTGCAGAAACCAAAAGATCGTTGGGCCCTAGGACCTGAGCCACTAGCGCATTTTGCGCAGCGGGCATCGAACTCACTGGAGCGCGGGGTCTCAAGACAATCGCGGTCAGGCTTCTGGAGCCGCCGGCTGTCGAGAAGATGAGGATTTCGCCAAATTCGGCTAATACCGCATCATTGACCCCGCCCCAATTCATCATTCTGCTGCCTTGCCTTTTACAGGCTTGGATGCCACCGGCTTTTCGGCTTCAACGGCTTTCTGCATCAGTTTGAGATCCTTTGCATCAGCTTCAGAGACGGCATCCGGCACAACCAGGATGGTGCCAGCGTCATACATGACGCCGGCCACACCACAAGGCTCGATCAATTTGATGGCTTCCATTAGCTGGTAACCACGTCAGTGGCTGCCGCAAAGCTCGCCGCGTGACGAACGGCAACGTCTACATCCTGCAGCGCCACGATGCGGAGCGTTCCAGAAGTTGAGTTGCTGTAAGGATCAACGGTGAGATCCAGGCCACCCCACATGCCGATCAGAAGATCTGCGAAGTTGCCGAAGATGATGGCGGAGAGCGCGGTACCAGATCCCTTGGTGAGATCTGAAGGAACGGCATTGGTGACGGCTGCGTTATAGCCATTGACCATGCTGTCCATGCCCCACACAGGCTGTTCGCCATAAGTGGCATTGGTGAACGTGCCCTTGAGCTTGCCGCGAACCTTGGCGTTGGTGAGGTAAGCCAGGGTGCCGACATCGGCATTGGCTGCAGCCACCAGGCTTTCAAGATTAACGATCTGGGCCCAGGTCGGTGCCGTACCATCAGCGCCTGCGCTGGAAGCATTACCGATACCAGAGGTGTTCAGGATGCCGCGCGGGGTCGGTGCCGTACCGCTGCCATTGATGGCGGCCTGCTGAATCGCGAGACCCAGAACGGTCGCCAGATCCTGACGGACCATCGCTTCGATATCGAGTGAAGACTGAAGCAGGAGCTTACGGCTGATATCCGTGAACGCGCCGACCGTCTTCGGGCTCATGGTGACCTGGTCAAAGGTCTGCTGGCTTTCAGTCGGTGCACTGGACTCTGAAACCCAGTAGGCCGTTGAAGCGCCAGAAAGGCGCGGAATGGCAATGTTGCCCACCAGGCCAGTCAGCATGCGAGCGCCCAAGCTCGGCAACACCATGGCATTGCGCAGAAGCTCGATAAAGTCCTGAGCCAGGAGGTCCGTCGCTACGGTGTAGCCACCGGCCGAGTTGGTACCAACGGTCAGATCACGCTTGCCGCCCAAGACGTCAAACGGGACCAGGGCGCCGCGCGGTGCACGGACAGCGATATCGGCCGCTGCGCGAGCGCAGTCTAATTCGAAAGCGGCTGCTTCCTGAGCGCGAAGGTCTTTCGGATGCGCCAGAGCATTCAGAAGACGGACCAGGCTGTATTTGCGAATTTCCTGAGTCGACATGCCGATGGTGGCCGGCGCATCGCCCATGGCGCGCTTGGACATATCGGGCATGCGTTCCAGAAGGGCATCCTTCATGTCATCAACGCTGCGACCCGCGCTGATCATTTCAAGAGCTAGATCGCGACCACCAAGGTGGGCGGCTTTCTCGCCAAGGGTACGGATTTCCGCAATGCGCGATTTCTCGGCCTCACGGACGCCATTTTCAATTGCCTGCACATCTACAGGCTGGGGGGTTTTCTCTGTCATAGTTCCTCCTGTAGGGATGCAGACAGTGGTGGTTGAAGTCACAGTGATACAGTCCTCCCCCTCGGATTCCGTTTCGCTTTCGCCATTCGGATCCATGGGATCGGTAGAAGTCAGGGCGTCATCTCGCTTGGGTTCACACGCTTTATTTGAGCGACCCACGCCGGCCTGAATATCGGCCGGGCAGCTGACAAGGGAAATCTCATAGGGAGTCCATGAGGTAATCCGATAGGTTTCGATGTCATCCATCATCCCGACCAGGACAGCCGCGTTAACCATGTAGCCAACGCTGACGTTTTTCCGGATGCCATCGACCACATCCTGGAAAATCTCTTGGCCTCGGGCGGATTGCGAAAACCGGACGACAGCCCGGCAGACGCGATCGGGATCGATGCGGACCGACTCAATGACGCCGACCTGGTCACAGGGATCGTGATCCATCAGCAATGGCCCTGAGGCAATCAGGCGCGAAAGATCGACGCTGGCAACAGTGCAATCAAGAATCTCGTAGCCATACCAACGCTCATAAGGCGCTTCGGTAGCAAAAGCCAGTTCGACGGTGCGCTTTTCCAGATCGATAGCGCGGGTTTCAAAGGCAGCTGCGCGAGCTGCCTTCTCGTTAAGCTTGGGTTGAGCCATTGTCAGCTCCAGGTGGTTTGGGTGAAGTGGGAACGGTTTGGCCGTAGGTCAGGCCAAGGCCTGCTGTTGCAGCCATTTGATTGAATCTCGCAATGTCCGCCAGGACGGATTCAACATCGACTCCCAGATCGGCCGCGGCCTGCTGAGGTGATTTAAATCCGGCATTAACGGCCATGATGGTGGCCTCGATGTCCCGCAAGGGATCAACCCAAGGCCAGCGACGGCCACGCCAGGTGTGCAGGCGGAAGCGCGAAAAAAGCTCTTCGCGATTTAACTTTGGAAGATTTGGAATGGCGCTGACAGCCAGAGAACGATCCAACCAGCGCAGATAAATCGGTTCCAAGATTGAACTGATCATCCAGTCCTGACGCGTCATCCAGTGCTCGCGCTCTTCAATCGTTCCCGAGCGGATCGAAGAAAAGCTGACCTGATTCAGATCGCCGGTCAGTGCGTGATAGCTGACATTCAATCCGGCAGCAATCGATCGCAAAATGGTGCTGGTAAATTCTCGGTACAGCTGGTGGGGATAATCCGGGTTAAAGCTCTGAAATTCATAGCCTGGCGGCAATGCTGAAAAATGACCGGCCACCACCTCATCCAGAAGGGTGCCTACATCATCGGTTTCATTGGCCAAGGGGCTGAGATTGCCATCAGGCGTCTTGAAAAAGCCCATTTTGGCGGCGCCGACCCGAGAAGCGACCAAGGCTGAATCTTGGTACTCGTCCAGCATGTGGATGAGATCCATCACTGCCGTCATCCAGGGCGTTCCCCGATATTGCTCGGGACGATCGCTGACATAGGCATGGATAAACTGTCGTGCCGCAAAAAGCTCAGCGGCATGCGTGCCAGGATAGGTATTAGGCTCTGAGCCGGTGATGATCCAATAGCCTTCCGGCCGATTGAAACGATCCAGCACAATTCCAAGCCGCGTCCTTGAGCCGTCTTTGCCATCGACATGGCGCAAGGTATCGATGCGAGCGGGATCGACCATTTCAAGCGCAAAGCCATAGGGATTGGCTTTGCTGGTTGGGAGGTCATCATGGACCCGAATCAGGCATTCGCCATCACGCGCCGCGGTACGCGCAGAAATTCGCAAAATATCGATCAGGCTGTATCGGCCAGTAATATCGGCTGTGCCACGTTTAGCCCAATTCCAGAAACTGGCCTCGATGCGCGCATTGTTATTCTGATCATCGGATCCAGACCGATTCAGACCCTGAACGGTGAGGTGAAATCCTTCAGGGCCGACCAGGTGCGTTTCGACCAGCTGCAGAAAGCGACGGGCAATTTCTGAATTTTGTTCCAGATCCCTGGCGCGATTTCGGAGAATATCGAGCGCGTATCGCAGCTCTTCATTGAGCGGGCGTGACGTGACTTGCCAATCTGAAAACAATCGGTCGGTTTTGGCTGCATTGAATTTGCGCTTAGCGATCCGGCGGCGATCGAGCACAATCGTTTTGCCATCGGAATTGCGCTGGGCAACGACGAGGCCGCGACGATTGAACAGTTTTTCTTTCAGTGTGGGTCCGCTCATTGGCCAGTTTATAGACTGGCCAAGAGCAGATTGGGAGGGCAAAACGTGAGACTTTTAGGACCGTCTTGTGAGACTTTTAGGACCGGCCAGTGATTTGAAGGTATATCCGCTGACAACTCGATGAATCGTGGTCTTGCTGACCTGGAATTGACCGGCAATGGTTCGATGCGATGTCCCACTGGAAGCCAGGGTGCGAATAGTCGTGACCTCCATCCGGGTTAATCGGGAATGGCTTTTGGGGACTTCAATCGCATGCGCGCGCATGGCCCTGAAGAGGGTTGCCCGCGAGATCCCGAGCAGCTGCGCCGCTCGGTCCCGATTCCATCCAGACAAGGAAAGTCCTTTGAGCAGACTGGCTTTGTCCATCAGCCAAATCGCACTTGAAGGTTTCGTCCCGAGGCCTGACCCTGACGGATTTTGTCAGCCTGATCTTCAGCAAGAACTTCAGCGCGATAGCGGTCACGCAATTTGATCAGTTCGCCCTTGCCTTCTCGCTTGACTCGGCGCATATCGATCGCCGATTCAACGATGTCGATCTGGCTTCCAGTCGCCTGGTTTTCCAGATAGGCCTCGATGGCATTCAGCATTTTTCGAGCATGGCTTCGACCATCAACGGGGCTGCCGCTTGCAAGGTTAGGAAGAACCTGAATAGGCCCTGTGGCCAGGGTATAACGCTCGGCGCCTTTCGTAACGGCCAGCGTATAAGTGTAGCTTCCGGCTGCCCAGGTATTCGTCGTCGATCCGGCGACCGTCAGATCAAAATCATTGCCAGAAGCCGAGGCGGTGGCTGTTTTTGCGGCCGATCCGTTGGCAATCGCAAAGGTCAATGACCAGCCTTCGGAAGCAGGATAACGATCATCACTGATCGTCGCTTTGAAGGTATCGCCTAACGTAAAGGAGGAAGGAAGATTGGCTTTAAGAGTCATGGTATTTCCTATTTCGAAAGTTTATTTGCGAGCTGGGTGGCAAGTTCTTGCTGGTAATACTCAGAAGCACGCTCGCGGACTTGAGCGGCCAGCATTGGAGCCTTCAGAAGACTGATCTTCTGCTCCTTGATGGGAAACCGCTTTTTTCCTGAGCGCATGAAAATGCCCTGGTGTCCTGATTTCATCCGGGCAACAAACCCGCCTTTGAACAAATAGCTTCTTGCTGAAGCTCCCCAATCTTCCTGTCTGAGATTTCCAACATAACCCGATTTAATTGGGTTATAGCCCATCCAGACCAGGCCATTGCTGACGACTCGTTTGGATTTCACGCGGTACTTGGCCAATACCGGCTTAGGGATATCGAATTCCTTGGTGGCTGCCGACTCCAGGTCTTTTTCAATGCGCTTCATGGTTTTCGTCATAGCCGAAGTAATTGACTGCCGGATGACCTTAGGGGCCTCTGAAAATTTGGCAGAGATTTCCTGATCTCCAGTAATCGTGATTTTGATCATCGGTAATTCCTCGCTTTTCGTCGTGACAGGGCATATCCCAAGGGGTTTTTGGGGGGTGGATCTTGAACAGGCGACGTGGTGGTTTCAGCTTCGGTTGGTGGCTTGATTTGAAGTCGACCTGAAAGCCTGGCCGCGACCAGGGCCAAAAGACTGCAGTCCAGGGCTTCATTTCGGGCCCGCTTGCGCTTCCAAACTTGATGAGGTTTTCCAGCGCGGATTTCCGTCACTAATTTTTCAGCCCCGAGCTGCGCAAAGTATTCATCATCAAACGCTGTGGTTTCTGGAAAATGAATGTATCCAGGGCCAGGCACAGCCATTTTCAAGCGACTGTAGATAATGGCCTTGCCCTGGTCGACCCCGATCGGCTCAGAAATAAAACCTTTGCGATTGCGCTTTCGAAGACGCTGTTTTCTTTTCTGTTCGTCTTCAATCAAAGGGCGGCCAGCGCCTTCAATTCCTTTGGTCGGAATGCACCAGAGCCGTGATTTACAGAATTCATGCACAAAGCTGGTGTTGTAGCCCGCATCGATGCAGCCAAACTGAACTTTCCGTTCCCTGAGCTCATCATCAAAATCGTTCCAGACGTCGATTGAGGCGGTATCACCATCGACAATGACATGATCCAGAAACCAGGCTTCCTCATCCGATTGAAAAGCTGCAACCGTGAATTCGATGCGATCTTTTTGGACGTCGGCTCCAAAAACAATCAGGGACGCTGAGGCAGGGATGGTTTCTTCGCAATACTGCTCGCGCCGCATAAGGAGCGAGACATTCTCAAGATCTTCGCCCTGCTCTTCCCAGCTTTCCCCGAGAGTCGTATTGATGAATCGTTTGAGATTAGTGGTATCTCGATGTGCCGATTTCCATTGCGCCCACAATTCCTGCCAGCTGAATCCGAGGCCAATCGGTGAATAAAGACCGGACAAGCGATAACCCCTGATTGGGCGGTCAGGGAATCGTGGAACCCAACGACCTTGATCGAGCATGGTGCTCTTATGGTGCTCATCAATCATGGATCCACAATGCTCGCAGGCATACCAAACCCGTCCCGTCGATTCGGAATACACCAAACCAAAGCTTCCATCCTTGCGTTTCCATTTGAGCATTTGGAATTCACCGCACTCAGGACAGGGAACGTGATATTCCCGCATGTCGGAACTTTCATATTCCATCTCAATGCGGCTCATGCCCTTGATGGTCGGCGTACTGACCAAAAGCACTTTCCTTCGCGGATAGGTTTTGGTGCGCTCATCAATCAGGCCCAAAGGGTCCCCTTC